ACTTGGAAACTGCCGTTGGAGATTCTGATGACGGTCTTGTTAAAGATGTTGCCGATATTCAAACTGCAATTGGTGATGCAAGTGAACCTGCTGAAGGAACTATCCTTGCAAGAATCGCAGCATTAGAAGATAAAGAATAGGATTTTATACGAATATTAATTATTATTTTTTTTAAATGGTGTAATTATGACTGAAGATGCAAATTACACTGCAGTCTATGCGAATAAAAGCAGAATACTCTCACAAATAACACATCTGCCACAGGCACCACGGGACGAAACAATAGAAGCAGGCATGCAAAATGCAGATAGCATCATCAACAGTAAACTAGGTGAAAACAACATTCCCACATACAATCGTGGAGATGAGATTCCAGGAATACTGAAAACAGCAGCATGCTACTACGCAATAAGCGACATCCTCCGTCCATTATATGGTAAAGATGACCGAAGCAGTAATGAACAGGGTTATCGTGAAGATGCAGAAAATCTTGTGTGGAGTTTCATACAACAGATGAAAGCTCAAGACGAAAGTGTCATTGAAGATTATGATCCTTACGGAATCAGTCAAAGTCCTGACGCTTTTGATTTAGGTTTACTTCACAGGTGAACAGTATGTCTATGGATGCATTGATAAATACTCAAACAATCATCGACAACTTTAACAGACGTGGTGATGAACTGCCTGAGAAGCTGCAGAAATTCGTGACTGAAGTATCTTTTATAGTTCAAGGAAATATTCAGGATGAGGCTCCGGTTGTTACTGGAAACTTGCAGGGCAGTATTAGACGTGAAAGTCTTGGAAGTTTCATGTATCGTATTTTCCCTGATGAGGGAATAGCTCCGTATGCTTATTTTATTTTAAAAGGCACTGAACCTCATGAGATATGGGCAAAGCCGGGAAGTGCATTGAATACTCCTCATGGTTTATTCAGAAAAGTGAATCATCCCGGTACTGAAGCAAATCCTTTCTTTGACCGTGGAGTTCAAAACAGTCAAGCAGACATCGATGCTGAAGTAGAATTATTTACAAGTTGGTTGACAGGTGAAACAGATGACTACTGATACAAATAAGTTTCAAAATATCAATCTGCAATTACAATCCTTATTGGAAAACTTAAAGGACACTAATAATAATCCGGTCTTTGAAAGTGTATTGTTAGGAATTCCTAATAATGATTTCAGAGGATACAGATTCCCAATAGCAATTGTAAGGCTTGTTGAAGGCAGATATGCAACTAATACTTTCAATAAAAGAAACACTCCGGAATGGATACATACCAGCATTGGTATATTCTGCACCGGAGACATGCAGGAAAGCTACATGCAAGCAATGCAGATAATGGACAATATACAGGAACATTTTGAAACTGATAAAAACTGGATTACATTAAACAATACTGTCAGATTAACCGAAATAGAGCAATCATTAGTGAATGACATTCCGACAGATGAAATACTGATGAGAATTGTTGTTTTTAATTTAAAACACCATGTATATAAATAAGAGGTATAAATATGAGATATTTTGGAATAGGAATAGAATCCTCATATGGAACTCCTAATACTAGTTCAGATATAATGTATATGGACATTGGTAAATGTGGAATAGACCCTCCAAGTGATCCGAATATTTTGCTTGACAGTATTGAGGAGACTCCAACAAGGCAGAAAAAAGGATTTTACAGTCCTGGAGGAAATACAGAATTAGCCACAGACATTAACACAATGTTAGACTTATTATATCTTGCTATGGGAGGATATGTTTACACTGCTGGTGGAACCGGTGAACTGAACACTCATGAAATCTATGTTGATTCCAACAGAACACTCCCTTCATTTACCGCAATGATTGGTAAAGACAACGGCGGAACCAATGATTACGAATATCAAACCTATGGTAATGTAATCAGTAAAATCGGCGTAGATATCAGTGATGGTATCGCAAAAACTAATTTCGATGTTGTAGCTCAAAAAGACGGCAAAGCAAGTCTGAAACAATATGTTGAAATTGCAGACAATTACCCACTAGCTTTCTATGAAGCAAATACCACTAATAATGGTGTTGATGTATCTGCACCGACAAAATCAGTATCACTTGAACTGGACAATGGTATTACTGCAACAGACGGCCAAGGATTAGGTAGCATGTTCCCATACAAGCTAAGAAGCAATGGCAAATCATGGACTCTCAAGTCAACACTTGAATTCCAAGGCCTCGACTACTTGCAAAAATTCTGGGGCAGCAACACCGGACCGGTCTGCACTACAACTTACTTCCCATATCAAATTGATTTCGAAGACGAAGAGGAAAACACATTACAATTCTTTTTCCCAAAGTGCAGCTACAAATCAATAGCACAGCCTGTTGAAGGAGCAGACCTCATTAAACAAGACATTGAATTAAATGTCTTCAAAGGTCCAGTAACATTAGCCGATGATTCAACTACAGTATACACTAGCTGTCTTGCTACTATTGAGAATGAAGCATCAAGTTTAACATCCTG